CGTACTTTTCAGCCAAGCCAGTAAAAAGACCGTATTGAGGATGTGAGATTTGATCGCGGCCATCCAGGAAGAACAATTCCTCAAGCCACAGCGTTCTCGCCCGCATCACAGGCACATCTTCAGCGCCCGGTTTACCGGCGATCATTGGGTCAGGACGCTTCATCAGGAAGGCTCAGTCGGCCACTCCATCGTATGGGGAAAACCCTCTGCTGCAGTGATGTCTCGCAATGCTGTCCGATAGGTTTTCCACCGTGTTTTTTGAGCCGTCGTCAGCGGGCTGTCAGTTAGCACGGTCCAGTCAGTCGCAGCCAGCTTGCGATCACGCTCTTCACGGACGCTTGCGGCAGCTTTGTTGTCGATATTGCTGCGATAAGCGGTTTCCGCATCACTGTCGGCAAACACTGGTCCGACAATAAATCGAGTGAACCACTGACCGTCAATCAGCTCAACACCATCACGAGTGCTGACTTCATACGGTCCAGATACTCTTGCAGCAGGTCCATTCAGCACAGGGTCATAACCAAATGCATCAAGGATGTCGGCTGTGAGCTGATTAGGGAATGACGTTCCGGGGTTATCAGCACGAAGCTGGCTGTCGGTGATGATGGCCCCAGTGGCGCGGTTGCGGATTTCCATGATCAAGCTATGGCGAGGAATAGATAGGTTTCACCACTTGTGCTGAAGGTGTCAGCATCAGCGGTAAATCCACTGGAAAGCGGCTCAAGAACACTGTAATCACTTGCTTCAGCGCTAGTAGTATTAGGTCTAAGCGAAGGATCGTTGCCTACATTGATGCCGCGAACAGTGTCCAGAACAAACCAATCTTGAGAAGCAGTTGCCTTTTTGACAAGCACAAACCTTGCACCATTGGTAAAACCACAGTCAACATTTACATCGCTGCCCGTACCTGTATAAGTGCCAACCTTGCTGATGCCAGGCAACGTTGCAAAAAGGTAAGCCACATAAACGGTGCCAGAACTATTAACGTCACTATCCGCGCCAATACCTAAAACCGTGCTGCTCCAGTTTGCATAAACAAGTCTTGTAGTGCTGCCGACATTATTCAAGCCACCGCTTTCATCAAGCACTAAATGTCCGCCACTTGAAAATGCCGTAGATCCAACAATCCACGAACCATTGGCGGACAGGCTTTTAATAATTACTAGTTCAGGTTCAACTGTCAAATTGTGATTAATATTTCTTGCAGATCCTGTGCCCGTGTAAGTAATTAGATCAAAAAATCCTGGGGCACGTTTGAAATTATAGTTTATGTAATCAGAGTAGTTGCCACTAACGCCTGGAACCCTAAAAGCAGTGTTTGAATCAAAAAAAGTATTAGTAGTGCCAGCGCCTACACCGCCAGTATTTTGAGACTGCAAATATTCATCTCCAGTTAATCTTGTCCTCCAGAACCATTTATCGGTTGATGACCTTTTCCCGTAAAAATTAAGATCAACAGGGAATCCAGCAGTAGCAGTATAATCTCCAGAAGACGAAGCGAGAACAGGTGTAAATACTTCTGTTGCAGCCTCGGGCGGCTTATGCGGACGACGGATTGCCATGTAGATATAATCTTCGTTAAGAGTGTTAAAAGCGCCTAGCGTCGTATTTATCTTAAAGCCTGTTGCGTTAGGCTCTACAACATTAAAAGCTGATTCCCCGTCATCTTTGTTTGGAAAAATTCTGGCATCTTTTACGTTATTAACTGCGAATCCTCGCATACTGTCAATAAGCACCCAATCTGCCGATGAATCAGCAGATTTAACCAAAATCCACTGAGGTTCAAACCCTAAATTGACATTAGGTCCATCTGAATTGTCATTACCCGTATAGCTTCCACATTTGATAATCGCCTCATTGCCGCTGTCACCGAACGATTGATCGTCGTGGGCAAAAATGTATGCAACATAATTCTGATTATTTTGGTTGACATTGAAGTCACCACCAAGCGTAAAAACAGAGCTTGTGGGTCCCGTATTATTCCAAGCACCGTTTCCCGCCTGGATTTCCGCACTGGTCGTATCTAATTGAATTACATACTGATTGCTTGTTAGGCTTCTATGCCAAACTGTCCAATTTTCAGTACTTGTAAGACTTTTAATTACAATCATTCCAGGCACGCTGCCTAGATTATGAGCAATCTGACGCCCAGCCGTTCCATTGCCTGTATAGGTAACAACATCAAAAAATCCAGGGCACTTACGAAATGCCCAAGATACAAATTCCTTGTTGGCTTCATTTGCGAGACTAGTTAAAATGCTAAACCCATTAGACGAAAAAGAAACTAGATTCGGCGGTGTAGGTGCATTAACAGTGCTCCATGTAGTGGTATCAGTAACGTCATCATTACTATGGAACTTGTTCAGGCTCGTTTCTTTGATAAATGCACGACCACCTGCACCTGAACTAAGCAGCTGATTGGTTGCAGAGATTCCGCTGGGAGCTGTTCTTGATGTCCAGCTTGATGCAGTTCCGTCCGATGATGTGTAATACGTCGTGCCAGTTGTACCTATCATAAAGTTAGTACCGTCATTGCAAACATAGATATAGTTTCCACTGGTGTTTGGTAATGACGTTCCAAATGACCATGATGTGCCATTTGATGACGTGCCAAGCTGACTAGTTCCGCCTGCAAATCCTTGTGTAACCAGCCAGTATTTGCCCGTGTCGGGGGCATAATCAAATCCCGAAGGAAATGCCAGGCCACTTCCGCCGGTCATTGTGCCCCAGTTAGAGCCATTGTTGCTGTATTTCCATGTTTGATAGCCAAACTGCGCAAAAACAATGCCGTCGCCTTGATAAATGGCTGTGCATCCAGAGCTGTGAGGGGTTACTGCAGTCCAAGTTGTTCCACTTGTATTGTAATAAGACGACAGTCCAGCACCTGAGGACAAAGAGACAAAAGCGTTTCCAGCTACTCCAAGCCTGCCCCCACTAGCGCCACTATAACTAGAAGTCCAAGTTGCACCATTATCCGTACTTATAAACACGCTGCCGCTTGAGGAGGTCCCTGCTTTAAGCATGTACCTGCCGTTTGAGTAATAAATTTCATTGAAATAAGGTGCTGTATCTGTCGATATAGTGCTCGTGGTCCAATTTGTTCCATCGGTTGATGTAGCCCATGTTTTATGATTCCCAATCGCAACAAATCTGCTACCTAAATATTTAACAGTCCTGTATCTAATCCCCGCAACGTCAGCGTCAGTGACCGCCGTCCAGGTTGTTCCATTCGTTGAAGTATAAAAACCATAGTCTGTTGCAGCTACATAAATACTATTGCCATAAGCAACACTATTCAGGACAAAGTCAAGCTGTTTTTCGGTATTAGTGCTTGATGACTGCAAATACTTGTCTGCATTTCTTTCTGTGTCAAAAAGGTAATGCGCTCCATGTTCTCTGTACTTCGACCAAACCAGGCCGCCTTCACCACTTAGGTCAAGGCCATTTGTGATCGTCTCGTTTCCGTCATCGCCATCGTATAAAAACGTCGAAAATACGTCGTCAACATAAACAGGATCACCCGCCACTCCAGCAGCGGACATCAGCTTTGCAGTTATTGGATCCATGCTTCCTCAGTTCGGATAATCGACGAGTGACGCGCCGCGATAGCGCGTGCCACCATTCACTGTAGTGAAAAAGAAATAATGAGTCTTGCCGGTAGTCAAAGTTGGTGCGGTGTCAGCAGGGAACTTGACACTTGAAGGCCATGCAACCGTTCCAGATGTATGCGTTAGCTCAAGCACAAAACTGCCAACCGTTCCAGATGCTGGCGGATTGCTAAACGTGAACGTCGAGTTGCCGTTGATCGTCTTGGTGAAAAAGTTGCCAGTAGACAGGTCGATGTCAAGAGCACTTACGGCCTCGGACACTTGCTGATAAGGCCCATCTAGCTTTGCGCCACCGTTATGGATGGTCTGGGGTGTAAAGGTCTGAGCAGCTGTAAACGTATTGGCTACGTCGTTCTTAGTGGTATCAGCGTCATACGCCTGAACCGTTGAGCCGATGTCTGCGGTTTCCAGCAGGTTGTCAGCCGTCAGCGTTTGGGTGCTGGTCGTAATCGCGTCAAGCTTTACCGTTC